GTTAAAGAAATATTTAGAGGCCGCGTTAGATGACGCCAAAACCCAACTGGCCGACGCACAAACAGCGTTTAACGATTTTGCTACCGAGGTAAGCGACAGCATAAAAGACGCGTTTAGTTTTGCCGACGCTAAAGAGGCTGGCGACGAAACAGGCGCCGGGTTTCTACAAGGTTTGCGCGATCAGGTAGCAGGTATTGTTAAATACGGTGCCGACGTTAAAACTTTGCTTGGCATGGGATTAAGCCAGCAAGCGTTACAGGCCGTGTTAGACGCTGGCGGTGAAAGCGGCGCTGCCATTGCAGCCGAACTAATCGCGGGTGGCTCAAGCGCCATTAGAGAAACTAACGAATTGGTTATGGCAGCCGAAAACGCCGCCGCTACCATTGGCACACAGGCCGCCCAGCAATGGTTTGGCGCTGGGGTATCTAATGCCCAGTCTTATTTGCAGGGTGTCGAAGCAGCATTTGACGAAGCACAAAAGCGCTTAAAAGCAAAAGGTTTAAAACTGGCAGACATTAAGGGAATTAGTGCAGGGTTTAGCGAAGCAATAACCCGCCCAATGCCAGCCGTAACCCCAATACAAACAGGGCAAAGCATGGGCGTTACAGGCGGCGGAGACATAACTATTAACTTGTCTACCCTTGTGCCAACCGCACAAACTGGCGAAGTAATCATAAATTCAATACGCGCATATAACAGGGCGGCAGGCCCCGCCAATATTGCGGTGGCATAATGCCCACGTCAGTAGTAGCCAGCGGAAACTATGAACTATTCATAGATACCGGGTTTATGCTTAACGCGTTTACCCTAAATAACACCACGCGCGGCGTACTAAATAACACAGAATTTGTTTTAGACGGCGTAACCGAGTTTGCACCAATGCTCGAGTACAGCAAAGCAGTAAGCGTAAACCGTGGGCGTCGAGAAATAGGCGACCAATTTAGCGCCGGCACAATGACCTTTACCCTAGATGACACGCTGGCAGGCGGCATATTAAACCCGCTGTATTCCAATAGCCCTTATGTAGACCCTGCCGGGCAATTCACGTTAGCCCCATTGCGGCGCGTATCGTTTGGCCGTTACGACAGCACCAACACGTTTATAGCGTTATTTGTAGGGCAGATCGTGAACTATGACTACAGTTACGAATTAGGCAACAACAACATGGTTACCGTGTATTGTGCCGACGATTTCTATTTACTAGCCCAAACCACAATGGCAGAATTTAACGTAAGCGAACAATTAAGCAGCGCCCGTTTATCAGCCGTATTGGATTTACCCGAGGTTGCCTACCCGGCAGCCAGCCGAAACATTGCTACCGGCACCCAAACCCTTGGCGGTGCAGCCGCTTACACCGTTGCCAACGGCACCAACGTAAAGGCTTATATTGACCAAATACAGGCAGCCGAGCAGGGCCGTATTTTTATGTCGCGCACAGGGGTAATAAATTTTGATGCTCGAATAGGTGCCACGTTAAGCGGTAGTGTTGCCGATTTTCACGACGACGGCACTAACACCCCATATAACAATTTGGCCATAACCTATAACGCCGATCAGATCATAAACCGGGCCAGTATTCAGCAACTAGGCGCTACCAGCCCGCAAGTAGCCAACGATCTAGCCAGCCAAACCAAGTACCTAATCCAAAGCACAAGCATTACAGACAGCCTTTTACATAACGATACGGCGGCGCTGGCGCTTGCTAACTACCTTTTGGTTGGGGAACCCGAGCCAACCTACACCGGGGTACAAACTGATTACCTAATGCTCACTACCGCGCAACGCGAAAACCTAGCCCTAGTAGACATTGGCGACACGATCACGATAACCAACACCCTTACAGGCGGGCCAGTAGCCCAAGAGTTAAGCGTTGAAGGCGTGGAACACCGTTTAGATTTTGTGACCGGCCACCGCGTCACCTACTACACGGCGCCTACCGTTATTGTCTACGAACTAATTTTAGATAACGCAATATATGGCACACTTAATACTTCAAATGCTTTAGGATAATAAGCACCATGGCAACACCAACGACACTACCAGCCACATTTGTAGCAGGTGACGTACTTACCGCAGCACAAATGAATAATTTACGCGGCGCGTTTCGCGTGCTGCAAGTAGTCAGCACTACCCTTACAACCTCATTTACAAGCGGTGCGGCAGGTGCATACGCCAACGTAACTGGTTTAAGCGCAACTATTACGCCGTCGGCAACCAGCAGCAAAGTACTAATTATGGCAACCGTAAACGGCGGTACCTTTATGGCCATAAAAGTAACTGGCGGTAATACAGCCTCATACGTAGTAAATAACTACGCGTCAGCCGACAGCGCAGGCAATAACGATTATGTGGCGTCGGCAACCATGCTTTATTTGGACAGCCCCGCAACTACCGCAGCAACTACCTACCAAGTGCAAAGCCGAGATTTAGCCGGCGGTACCAGTTATATAAACCGCAGCCAAAACAGCGCTACCGCGGTTGCCTCTTCAACTATTACAGTTATGGAAATTTCAGCATGATTGACTATGCAGCAATTCTTACAGCGAACTATAAAAACGCTATTTGGTCATTAAGTGACAACGATTATGCAACGCTTGAGTGGTCGAGTAAAGACCCAAAACCAACACAAGCGGAATTAGACGCACAATGGCCACAAGTCAACTATGACAATCAAGTTGCACAAATAGAAACAACACGCCGCACACAATACGAAGCAAAATCCGACGGCCTGTTCTTTGAATGGCAACGTGGAACAAACACACAAGAAGCATGGGAAACAGCAGTCCAAGCAATTAAAGACGCAAACCCATACCCACCAGCACCGGCAACGTCTAAGAAAAAATAGTGCGTTGGATACTCAGGTTATGGTGGCTTTGGTCGGTGGGGGTTTCGCTGTGGTGGTGGCGCTCATTAGCAAAATCGGCAGCGACAACAAAAAAGACCACGGGCAAGTACACCGCACACTTGGCCGAATAGAACAAAAAATAGATGGACACATAGAGGGCCACAAATGAACGCAAAAGTACAGGCAGTAGTAGCAAGTTATGCGCGTAGCGTCGTTGGCGCTGTAGTCGCGGTGTATATGACTGGTTCAACTACGCCAAGTGATTACGCCAAGGCAGGTATAGCGGCGTTAATCCCACCTATTATGCGTTGGGTTAATCCTAAAGACGCTGCCTATGGCCGTACCGCCAATTAAGAAACTGGTTTTACCTGCCAACTTGGCACACGTTAAACCGGGCGAATTACCAGCAAGCCTATTGGTAGACGTTAAACCGTTTGGCAAACTACACCCGCTGGCTGCCACCGCATACAACGCCGTAAGAGCCGCCGCATTTCAAGCAGGGCTAAAACAATTTAAACCAACCAGCGCGGGCGACACCTACCGGAGCATTGCGTTACAACGCCAAGGGTTTTTAGCGCGCTACCAACTAGAGCCAATACCCGGCGTTAAACCTCGAGTGTACGAAAACAAAAACTATTACCTTAAGCCGGGCAATGCGCCAATGGCGGTACCGGGTACTAGCCGACATAACCTTGGTTTGGCTGTAGATTTTGCGAACATGTCGGGCGCTACGTTTGAGTTTATGTGTGAACATGGGCCGCGTTTTGGTTGGTCTTTAGAGGTAATGCCAGCCGAGCCGTGGCATTGGTTTTACTGGCCCGGCGATAAAGTACCGCCAGCGGTAACCCAATATTTACAAGGAATTGCGCCAGTATCCCCCACCGCGTAACACGCGCCTACTACCGTTTTTATACCGACGAAAAGAGGCTTACCGCGCATGACCGAACTACAAACCTTTACCTATGAAGCATTTGTAGGCAGACTAGAAAACGGCCAGCAAGTGTTAGTACAAATTTTCAGAAACCCGGACACGCTCGAAGTACTACACAGCCAAATAGCGTTTAAGACCATTGTTAGCGGTACATGGCAAACGCCCTACACATTGGAGAAACTATGACCATTGCATTAAAAGCCGCGTTTACCGCGCTATTTACTATTTGCGCCGCTGGCATTGCGTTAGCGCTACCAGCGTCACCCACAAGCGCACCAAGCCGCTTCGTAAGCCCTACAACCGTTTACGTGGCAACCCCACCGACTACAACTACATTGCCCGCATACGTGAACACATGCACGCAGGTAGCCACGCTGGCACTAGCCGAAGGCTTGCCACAAGATCAGTTAGACACCGCGCTAAAAGTCGCTATGCGTGAAAGCCGCTGCACAAGTGACGCGTTTAACGCTTACGACACAAACGGCGGCAGTTATTCCATTTACCAAATAAATGGCTATTGGTGCCGGCCTAACCAGTATTGGCCTACTGGCTGGTTGCAGGCTAAAGGCATTGTAAAAACGTGCAGCGATCTATTCGACCCAACCATTAACACGCGTGCCATGGTGGCTATATGGCGTAACAGCGGTTGGCTACCATGGAAAACAGCAAACTAATGCAAGAACAGCCCTACCCCGATTACGGACTAAGTGAGGAAACCCGACGCATGTTAGACCCAACAGCAAACGCAATGGCAAAACACCAAATGGCCGTATTTGATCTCATAGATGAAATATGCAGGCCCGCCCATATCCCCTACAAACCTAAGCACGCAGACCTAATAGCCCGACTAAAGCGTATTGCAACTGACCTAGACCTAAGCGGCGACGCAACAGGCTGGCAAACCATTAGCGAGGCAATCGAAGCATTAGGCGGCTAACCATGGTGGCAATACAACTAACACCCGAGCAAATATTTAACGCTCGAGACATTGCCTACAAAAAAACCATGGAGTGTGAAGTAAAAAAAATGGTACAAAAACGCCTATACGTGCCAAGTACAACGTATGACCGTTGGCTACGCGGGTGCTATGGCGAACAGGCTGTAGCCGCCTATTTAGGTGTCGAATACAAATTTACGCCATACGACATAACCGCCAACGACGTAGCCGGCTACGAGGTGCGCTCGACATACCACGCCACAGGGCGCCTACTCACCCATGCCGACGACAAAAAAGGTTTATACATTTTGGCGATCATTGACCAAGACACGTTTACCGTAACCCTTGCCGGCTGGTCAAACCTTAAACGCTGCAATACCCCGGGCCGTTGGGC